GTGATATCTAAGGGTGAAGCTCTCCCCTATTACACGATGAAACCGTTGCAGAAGATGATCCACGGATCGATGCGAGACATGGAATGTTTCCGTCTCATTGGTCGGCCGTTAAGCCCTACGGATATCCTTGATCTTAAGGAATCAGCTGCGAGTCCTTGGAAATGGTTCAGCATTGACTATTCTGCTGCCACCGATGGACTTTCTTGGAAATACTCCGGGAGGATTCTAGCAAAGCTCATTGAGTTGCTTCCTCAACGTGAGATTGATCTTGCCATGTCCGTTCTCGGACCACATAAACTCTTCTACCCGAATGGTTCTACAAAGACATTCAGGGGGGTTATGCGTAATGGCCAGCTGATGGGTTCTATTCTCTCTTTCCCGATCCTCTGTTTAGCAAATCTTGGAGTCTATCTCAAGGTTATGTCTGAAATTCAGAGTTCTTGGACGCATGCTCGTAAGCTGCGTCACGTTCTGGTTAACGGTGACGACATGGTTTATGCCGGTCCCGAATTCCTGTACGCTGAGCATTCTCGCGTCTCTGAACGTGTTGGGTTAAAGATGAGCGTTGGTAAAGCATATGTTCATGATGAGTATCTGAACATCAATTCGACCTCGGTGAATTGTAAAATTGCTCCTCCAAGTTACCCTTTCGTAGATAAGGATGTTTACCCTTCCATTTCGCCTAACTTTTTTGGTGATACTAATCCCAATGAGTTGAGACAAGAATGGCAGAAGGGTTCGGTGATTAAAAATCGAAACACAGTAACACCTTGGGTCATCCCCTATTTGAACGTTGGCCTATTTTTTGGGCAACATAAAGTTCAAGGGAAGAGTGATAAGGCTGCCGATCACCATGCATATGGTGACAATCTTCTCGGTAACCTGAACGTCGTTCTCGACGGCTCACTGCCTGGTAGGCAATCAGACCTTCTTAAACAGTTCCTGTCTATGAATAAGGATGCTGTAAAACAAGAGACCCGTCTCCTCGTCAAGAAAGGCTTAACTGCTTTCTATATGACGCGCAACTTGTTCCTCCCTACCTCTATGGGGGGCATGGGGATTAACCGTCCCATTGGATTTAACAAGTGGCGAATCACTCAAAACGATAGATTCGTTGCTCGTGCCTGTGTTGATAAAATCGCAGCACGTCGTAGTTATCTTCTTCCCCTACCTGGAATTGAAGTAACTAAGCTCAAAGACATGGACGAAATGCCCTGGTCGAAGCCTCAGAGTGATGAGACTGATATTCTTCGTACCTCAATGACTGTCGCCCCTGACGGTGAGGTTATCCTCTCGACGAATTTTGTCGGAAGTAGGATTAAGATCACGACGAAGACTCTTGGTCCTTTGAAGGTCCAGATGACTTGCTACCACTGGTGGCCGTCGGCCGCCTTTGCGGCTTAAGGAGTGGCGGTGCCTCTCTCTCTCTTTGCTTGTTGTTGACCTGGATAGGTCGTTAAACTGTCCCCGGTCCCTGTGAGTCCTCCTTCTGGCTTTTCTCAACCAGTTTGCAAATAATATGGATGGATAATTCGGACCCGGATACCGGGTTAACACAAATAATCAGCCCAAAACGGTGCTGTAGTCCTCTAAGATTAATTAACAATGGAACTGACGTTATGTTACGTGGCGAGGTGCTATGCCACAAGGACCCCATTGATTATC